GTCCTACAAATTACCCTGTTACCGCTGGCACCTTGACAGAGTTTATTGCTAACTTTGGTACCGTAACAACCGATACATATAATATGTCAACGCAAGTCATGACAGCAGCTTCTTTAGGTGCAGCCAATTTTATGGGCGTGCGCGTAACCGATGGCACCGATGTTCAAGCCGAAGTCGATATCAACGATACCACTCCGGCTGCAGCCATGAAATTGCTAGCAAAATACACTGGGACGGTCGGTAATTCAATCCGTGCGGAAGTGTCTCAGGGTACCAATTCAACTTTAACCGCATTAACCTATAAAATTACCATTTATCAAGTTACCGGTACGGGTTCAGGCGTTCCAGAAATATACGATAACATTGGAGGAACAGGCTTAACTTTATGGCAAAATTTTGTTAATGCAATTAATTTGGGCCAAGGTGGTCTAACCGCTCCGTCCCAATTGGTGGTCGCATCGTTAGGCGCTGCTACTGGCGTACCTGACTTAGATTCTTATTCTTTATCTGGTGGCTTAGATGGAAATTCAGGGGTTACAGAAACCATGATAATTGGTTCTGATACATTACCATTAACTGGAATGTATGCCGCTACTGAAACCGATTTTAGTTTAATGGTTTTATGTGGAGTAACTGGCGACACAACCTATGTGGCACAAGCTGCATTTGCTGCCAATCAAGGCGCTGAAGCTATTCTGGCTCGTCCATTAGGAGAAAGTTATGCAGCTGCAATCACTTCTAAAAAATCCATTGGTCTGGTTTCGTATGCAACTAAATTAATGGTGGGTGAAGCTTGGATAAAAACCAATGATACTTTCAATAAAGTTCAACGTTACGTTACACCACAAGGTTATATCGCCGGCTTATATTCAACCTTACAACCTCAAGAAAGCGGCTTAAATAAAGTAATTTCAAGCTCAATCTTCTTAAGTACTTGGTACGCTGATCAAAATAAACGTTATACAAACGCAGATATCATCATCATGTTACAGAATGGAGTTGATGCACTTAGAAAACCATCTCCTGGCGGTTTCTATTGGTCTTTAGCAACTGGAAAAAATACAAGTGATAATCAACTTGCAAGTGGCGATCAATTTACACGTTTGACGAATTTCCTTGCCGCAAGCATTCAGAGTGCCATGGGCGTTTATATTGGTCAATTGCAAAATGAAGACCAACGCCGCAGTGCTAAAACAAAATTAGATTCCTTCTTAAATGATTTAGCAACTCAAAATGTAATTGGTTCAACGAATGGTGGACAAGCGTTTACAGTTGTAATTAATGATACAAACAATCCTATATCTCAAGTGGCATTAGGTATTGAAGCGGTCAGTGTAACGGTTGCTTTCTTTCAAGTCATCGTTGCGATTTTGGTTAACCTTGAAACCGGTGTGGCTACTATTACTAGTATCCAACCTCAATAAGCGTGGAGATATAAAAACATGGCTATTAATACTTTATCGGTCGGCCGCGACATTACCTTAAACATCCACTCCCCCAGTGGAGAAATTAACATACCCACTGTGATTAGTTTTACATGTAAACCTAAACCAGATGTCCGCTCGTCAGTTGCGATGAATGGGAACGTTTTATTTGCACCAATTCCATTGGGCTACGCAGGTAGTATCGTAATAGATAGAACGTCGCCAGCTTTACAACAAATCTGGACCGCATACGAAAATGCGTATTATGGCGGTCAAAATTTATTAGCAAGCACCATAACTGAAACAATCAAAGAAGCTGACGGCACTGTTACTCAGTGGATTGCTACCGGTGTGATGTTTGATGCGCAAGACTTTGGTGACTGGATGGGTAACGACATCGTAAAACAAACTTTAAACTTTAACGCATCTAAATATAAACAAGTAGTTTAGGAGACTAACATATATGGCAAAAGTAACAATGAACAAAGCGAAGATGGCAGAGGCCGGCAGTAGCCCTTCAGCAGAAATCATTCGTGACGCAAATAAAACATATAGTGTATATGATGAACTTGGCAGACAACTAATAGTTAAGCTGCCTTCATTTCAAGACAACATGAGATATGATTTGTATTTTGGAAAGTTCGACGAGTCTAACAAAAAGTTTTATGACTCTAATAAATTTATTTTGTTTATAAAAGAAATTGATAGTGTGCCTATCGCTTTCCCAACTACTGAAGCAGAGGCTTTAGCCCTAGCTTCACGGCTAGGAAATGAAGGGTTTGCGGCGATCATGAACTGCATTGCTGAGCATTTTCCCCTCGATGATGCGAGTGGCGATCAAGCAGATAGTGAGGTTAAAGGCACACTAAAAAAATAGTAAGGAATGACCAGCTACGAAGTATATTATGGCTCATTAAAAATGGTATTCCGTATGATGTAGCGATGAGCTTAGAGCCGTTACAAGTAGTAGGTTATTCCATTATATTTAGTGAATTTAATTTACCTGATGACCAACATTTTGATTTCAACATGATGTCATTTAGGGAGCCAAAGAAATGAACCGCACATTTAAAAACCCTAAAGAATTTAGCGAATTTGTAAAAAACAGGATGAAATTATCTCGGAGAGACGAAAATAAAAATATTAAACTCGCATTAACTGAGGCCTCTATTTTTTTAACCCAAAAAGCTAAAGAAAAATTTGGGCACTATCAAACAGGTTGGTCTGAATTATCTGAGACAACGAAAAAGGACCGGGTAGCAAAAGGATTTTCAGAAAATGAACCATTATTACGAACGGGAGATTTGAGAGATTCAGTTCGTTTTACTGTTGGAAAAAACTTTGCCACAGTCGGTTCAACGAGCGAAATTATGCTGTATCAAGAAAAAGGTACATCAAGAACCGGTTGGAGTTCTAAAGGCATTCCCCCACGCCCAGTATTTCTAATTACACAATTGGAAAATGGCGAAGAAGCAGTACAAATATTTTTTAAAACTTTTATCCAATTAATGCGCGGTGAGCTATGAATATTAATGATCAATACACAATTGGGATTAATCTTGATGTTAATGGCTCTAGTGTTGAAATGTTATCTAAATTCAACACTCAAATTGACAAACTCACAAAACGATTCAGTCAACTCACCTCAAACTTAAACAAATTTAATAAATCTCTAGGAATCACTGGTGACCTATTCGAGCGCGTCTCCGGTTTTGTTTCAATGTTTACTGACAAGACCACATCTAGTTTTGCAATGGCAACCGCAGAAGTTAGGCGCTTTAATCGCGCAATGAATGAATCAACTGGAGGGGGTGGCAGAGGAGGCCATATTGGCAAAGAACTAGGGGGACATTTTGGCGGGATGGCGGCAGGTGGGATGGGTGGAATGTTGGGCCGCGCTATGGCGCCTGAAGTCGCTATCCCTGCTATGGCAGGCGCCTTTGTACTTAAAAGTGGATTTGGCGCAGTTTCCAATATGCAACAAGCTCAAATGCAATTAGCTAATCTTGGATGGGGTCAATCATTTGTAACGCAAGCTTCAAATGCAGCGATGTTACAAAGTTTGCCAGGCGTTTCTCCTTTAGAATATATGCAAGCGATCGGACAAGCCGCGGCGGTCAGTCGTACGCCTCAACAAACAATGGGACTGGCTCCATTTATCGCTAAAATGGATTTTGCAAATAAGTTAGCATATAGTGGACAAGGACATACTTGGTCGTCTTCAGATGCAAGAAACTTAGCGCAATTCGGTGAAATTTATTCTCACAGCTTTCAAGCTAGCAAAATCGCTGCCGGTATGAGTGTGGGTGAGCAATTATATGCTACTGAAACTGGGAAAATTCCAACTTATTATTTCCGAGATTTAGCGCGTCGTTACGCAGTGGGCATTAGTCAAGTTTCTCCACTTGGTTTATTTCAACTTTTACCTATTTTGCAAACGTTGGGCGGTAGCCAAACTGGGGCCGCGTTAGCCACATTACAATCTCAATTGAGCAAAGGTCAAAACTTCAAAACGGGTAAAAAAGCGATGCGGTTTTTGGAATCGATTGGTGTGATGGACGCGAAAGGGAAAATGCAAGACCAAGAATTATTTTATAAAAATCCCGATCAATGGATAACGCAATTTTTTGCCGGCCAATTGCGCTCGCACGGTATTAAATCAGAAAGCGCAATGGCAAGCGCAGTCTCAGTTGCATTTACTCAGCGTGTAGCTAGATTAATCATGGTCGCGATTCAGAACACAGCAAAAAGTCAGCAAGCTGGAATTGAGGGAATGAAAGCGATGGGAACCCAGGGAGTTTATGCAACCACCTTAGGAACGAACGCAGGCCAAATGGCCAGCGTGGCCGCCTCTTGGAATAAATTTTCTCTTGCATTTGGGCGGTTAACAAATCCACTTATTGTAACGGCGTTAGGCAATTTAACGACAGTTATAAATGCCTTTTCATCAGTATTAACAACTTTAGGTGCGCCATTGCAAAAACTCGTAAATGCTCTTCCGGGCGCGCCGAAAGGATTTACTCGTTCTGGAATGCTCAAAAATGCATTTGGATTTGCGGCGCAAGGCTTTATAGCCACACCTTATCATGAGGCCGAAAACAAAGTTATCAATTTATATCTTGATGGTAAAAAATTTATGTCTGCCATGGTGGATAGAATTTCTGGCGCAGCTAGTTCACCACAAGCAGCTTCAACAAGCACATTGCACAATTTTGCTTTGGCACAGCCAGGCAATAATCTTTATGGGAATGGTACAAGATAATGGCAAACATAGTAGATACTGCATTTGGAATTGGTAGCGGAGATGCCCCCTTAATTCTAGGCGATAT